ATTAATTGGCGTCATCAGACGATTTCAAATATAATCAAATGGAAACAATTCGAGTCAGGAAACTAAATCACGCTAGCCTTCACATTCAATGTGAAAGTGGTACAGCACAAGAGTTAAATGAATTTTTTAGCTTTTATGTTCCTGGCTATAAGTTCATGCCTGCATACCGTAATCGCATGTGGGATGGAAAGATTCGATTGTTCACAGTTATGTCCGGAGAATTACCTGCCGGACTGTATCCACATCTTTTACAATTTGCAGAACAGCGCAGCTATGAAATAGTCTGTGATGAATCAAAGTACGGTAAACCTGATGATTATAATAAAGTAGATGTCAAAGATCTATATGACTTTATTAAGACATTAGAATTACCATACCAAATACGAGACTATCAGTTTGACGCAGTATCAACCGGTATTCATCGTAAACGCGGCGTTCTTCTCTCTCCTACAGGGTCTGGTAAATCTCTTATCATTTATGTGCTAGCACGATATTGGATACAGAGATTAACGACAGGTTTAAAATTTCCGCAGGGCGGTAGAGTACTTATCATTGTACCTACAACGTCTCTTGTAGAACAGATGTATAAAGATTTTATAGACTATGGATGTCCTGAAAAAGCCATGCATAGAATCTATTCTGGTAAAGATAAAACATTTGAAGCGGCGATCTGTATTAGTACGTGGCAATCAATATATAAATTACCTCGAGATTGGTTTGCACAGTTTGGCATGGTAGTTGGTGATGAATGTCATGGATTTAAATCAAAATCATTAATGTCAATTATGAATAAAGCATCCGAAGCTGAATACAGATTCGGAACAACAGGCACATTAGATGGAGCTCAAACACATGAACTCGTACTCCAAGGTTTATTCGGTAAAATATACCGCGTTACCACAACAAAGTCCTTACAAGATGACGATACTCTCGCCCAGCTCAAAATTAAACGAATCGTACTTAATTATGCAGAAAAGGTACGTAAGGAGTTTGGTAAACGCACATATCAAGATGAGATCGAGTTCATTGTATCCAATGAACACCGCAACAAATTCATTCGTAATCTAGCTCTTGACATAAAAGGCAATACACTTATACTCTATAATTATGTCGAAAAGCACGGAAAGCCTATTTATGAGCTTATAGATAATAAAGTAAACGAAAACAGAAAAGTATTCTTTGTAAGCGGTAACGTTAGTGCAACTGATCGTGAAGAAATAAGAGCAATAGTGGAGAAACAGAAAAATGCTATCATTGTCGCATCTTTGGGTACTTTTAGTACTGGCATTAATATTAGGAATTTGCATAACATTATCTTTGCGTCACCATCAAAGAGTCAGATCAGAGTTCTACAGTCAATTGGACGAGGACTAAGAAAGTCAGATAATAACAAACCGACTACATTGTATGATATATCAGATGATATTAGTTGGGAAAAGAGAAAAAACTACTCACTACTTCATTCCTTTGAAAGGCTTAAGATGTACCAAAAAGAGCAATTTGATTATAGTACAGTTCAACTCGAGATAAAGTCATGAGCGATTATAAACAATTTAAGCTTACTAACGGTGACGAAATGATATGTGAACTCGTGGCAAGTGGTGACGAGGATTCTACAGCAGACGTTATCGTTCGTAGAGCTATGAAGATTGTAACAACTGATGATCTTGAAGAGAACATTAGGTACTATACACTGAAACCATGGATGTCATTTCAAGATGACACTACAGATCTTGTTGCTTTGAATTCTGTACATATTGTGGGTGAAGCGAGTCCGTCAGAAACCGTTATGTTACATTACGCTGCTGCTCTTGCTGATGCAGATAAATATAATAAAGTTAAAAAAGCTGGTCTTACTCTTCAAGAAATACAAGAAAAAATGCAAGAGTTAACAGAAGAAGAAATGAACGAGTTTCTTCAAGCTAAGTATGATGAAATTGCTGATGACTCTGCGCTTTCTAATATCATACAATTTAAACCGAAAGGCACTATGCACTAATGGCATTTCTAATTCATCCATTACCACCTGAAAATGTATTTGTTCGTAAAGAATATCTCTATGATCTCGAACATGGTCATGGAGAATTAACGCCCGGAATTTGGATCTCAGTCAAATCAACACAATATAAGGCGCTTTACTTTGAAACACTTCTTACAGAATATGGAGCTCTATATGACAAGCTTCCTTTGTCAGCGTTCGTTTGGAAAACAGATCATGGTGATCTTCCTCTTGATGTTCTGCAGCTTTGGGATTGCTTTGATTACGACCTAACAGTTACAGAAAAACCGATACTAAGTCGGTGTGAGTTTTTCGGCAAAGACAAGCAAATGCACGCGGGGGAGTATATGTTCACGATAGACAATGCTCATCGTGACAGATCTACAATAGACATAAATTTTTCTGAACACGACCCAGAACATAAAAGCTTTAATATTATACAATTGGATAATGGACAATTTGCGGCTCAACCTAATAATAGAGTAATATGGAAAGATTCCAGTCTTACTCCTTCAAATCTAAAACAACCGGATTTTAAAGTATGTACTCAAAACTATCGAGTAGAAACAGAACCAAAATGGTCAGTGGGACATACAGATGAATGGCAATACAAAACCCTCGACGGGGAATGAGTATACTGCCTTCCGGAAAACTTCATAGTTTATTATACACTATCTGGCAGAAAAGTACACAGTTATTTTTCAGCCTAAGAGCAAAATAATATTATGTACAAATACAAGTGATTAGTATATAATTATTACATAATTAAAGGAGGCGACATGGCACGCACAAAACGCGCAAGCATACATTACGTAAATAATGCCGAGTTCTCTCAAGCTGTTGTGGACTATGTGACAGAAGTTCGAACAGCCAAGAAAAACAAAGACACACTTCCAATCGTACCTGATTATATAGCCAGCTGTTTTCTACGAATAGCTGAAGGTTTGTCTCACAAATCTAATTTTATTCGCTACACATATCGCGAAGAAATGGTAATGGATGCTGTTGAAAATTGTTTGAAGGCTATCGAAAATTATAATTTAGAAGCGGCAACAAGAACCGGTAAACCAAATGCATTTGCTTATTTTACACAAATAACTTGGTATGCATTCTTAAGAAGAATCGCAAAAGAGAAGAAACAACAAGACATCAAGTTTAAATATCTAACAAGATCTGGTATAGAGAACTTTATAGATAATGAATTAGGTGATGATATGTCCCAGCAAGTTGTTGGTGCATTTGTAGATACACTACGTGATCGTATTGAAAAAGTACGTAACGTAGATAGTGAAATAAAAGAATTTGCAAAAGAAGAAAAAGTTCGTCGTAAAAGAACAGCAAAAGCAGATTCAGATTTGTCGGAGTTTTTAACTTGAAGGTAGCAGTATTAAATGACACACATTGCGGTATACGTAACTCTTCCGAAATCTTTCTCAACAATTCAGCGACATTTTACTCAGAAGTCTTTTTTCCTTACTGTGAACAAAATGGCATCGAACAAGTCTTACACTTGGGCGACTATTATGACCACAGGAAGTTTGTAAACTTTAAAGCGCTAAATCATAATCGCAAACATTTCTTAGATCCTCTTCGTAAACTTGGTATGAAGATGGATATTATACCAGGAAATCATGATACGTATTATAAGAACACAAACGATCTAAACTCGTTAAAAGAATGTCTCGGCCATTATATGAATGAAATCCATATTGTTATGGAACCTTCTGTAATGGAATATGGTTCTCTTCGAATTGCACTTCTCCCTTGGATTAATTCTGAGAACTATGAGTCATCGATGAAGTTCATTCAAGAGTGCAAGGCTGACTGGCTCGGCGCGCACCTTGAATTGAACGGATTTGAAATGATGCGTGGAATTAAGAACACACACGGTATGGCACCTGACATATTCAAACGTTTTGAATTAGTATTGACCGGTCATTTCCATTGTTCTTCTCGTAGAGATAATATTTGGTATCTTGGTAGTCAAATGGAGTTCTTCTGGTCAGATGCACATGATCCTAAGTATTTCCATGTGATTGATACTGAGACACGTGAGATAGAAAAAATAAGAAATCCTCACACTTTATTTGAAAAAATTGTGTACAATGACGAGAAAATAGATTATAATAACTATGATACTGGAAAATTAGACGGCAAACTTGTCAAGGTTGTCGTCGTAAATAAGTCAGATCTGTTCACGTTTGATAGATTTATTGATCGTATTCAGTCACAAAATATTGTAGAATTAAAAATTGCTGAAAACTTTCAGGAGTTCCTTGGAGAAAATATCGAGGATGATAAGATTAATTTTGACGACACTCAAGAGATTGTCGACTCGTATATTGACGCGGTTGACACAGATCTTGATAAAGATAAAATCAAAATACAAGTCAGGGAACTTATGACAGAAGCACAGGCTCTAGATTTCGCATGATCAAATTTAAAAGTTTACGGTACAAGAATTTCTTGTCATCGGGAAATGTTTTTACTGAGATTCCCTTGAATAAAGATAAGACTACACTCGTTGTAGGTCAGAATGGTGCAGGTAAATCCACCATGCTCGATGCTATATCATTCGGTCTTTTCGGTAAAGCACATCGTAATATTAACAAAGCACAACTTGTAAATTCAATTAACAACAAAGGTTGTTTAGTTGAAGTTGAATTCAATATTGGTGGTCATCAGTATAAAGTATGTCGTGGCATCAAGCCAAATGTATTTGAGATCTGGAAGAATGGTG